CGTCCGCACCGAGATCGGAACTTTGTCCCGATTGGCGGCGAGAGGCAGGCCGTGAACCAAGATGCCGTCGTGAAGCTGATCGGCTGGGCCGGCAATCTCACGTCGTGTGGCCCGCAGTTCTGCGGCCGGCTGTCGGCGTAAGGGAGGAAAGCAAACATGCCATTTTCTGCAAATTCCCACTACGCATTGGCGGTTCCAATCGGCGTCGTGGACACGGGCAAGGTCGTCGCTGACGGCACTACAAAGCCGAGCGTGCCACTGGGCACCATCGTCAATGGAGTCGATCCGACGTTGGGTGAAGGTGAGTTCATCTTTCTGGCTGGCGCTGCAAGCGTTATCACTGGCACGCTTTGCACGTATGCCGGGACGACATTCGCAGCCATCCGAGCGACGACGGTGGCCAACCAGGCGCGTCCGGTGGCCATCTCGATGCAGGCCGCAACGGCCGGGCAATGGGGGTGGTTCCAGATTGCTGGGACTGCCGTCGTTGCCAAGCGCCCGAACGTGGCGGTCAATCCGACCGTTGCGATTGGTGTTGGCTGCACGGGAAAAGTTGGCAACACCGCTGCGGGGCTCGAAATCCTCGGCGCGCGGTCGGCCAACACGGCGTCCGTGGCATCGACGGTGGCCACCCTCACCATCGTGATGAACCGACCGCACCTCCAGGGTCGGATAACGTAAGGACCGCGCAGGCGGATTCTTACAGGAGCAGGGGGCGGCAACGCCCCTTGTTTTTATGGACATAGACGTCGTTTGCAACACCTCGGACGAAGTGCTGGGTTACAACATCCGGCAGAACAGTTTGCGCAAGGTGCACGAGCAGTGGGTGAAGATGCAGTCCCCGCACGACGGCCATGCCTGCTTGGTAGGAAGCGGCCCCAGCCTGAAGGACTGTCTGGACGTCCTGCGCTGGCGGAAGGACCAAGGGCAGCACATCTTTGCCCTCAACAATGCGGCCAACTACCTGCACGACCAAGGCTTCGAGGTGGATTGTCAAGTCATCATCGATGCGCGGCCTCAGAGCGTGCAGTTGATCGGCCCGGCGCGCATCCACTACTTCGCGTCGCAGGTTGATCCTGAACTGTTTGAGCGGGAGCCGGAAGCCGCGTTGTTCCATCCTGCCTATGACGATATCGACAAGTACCTGCCGCCTTACAACAAGAGTTATGCCTTGATCGGTGGTGGCACCACGGTCGGCTTGTCAGCGATGGCCTTGGTGTTCACGCTGGGTTACCGCAAGCTGCATCTGTTTGGCTACGACTCCTGCCACCGGGAAGACGAGTCGCATGTCGTTCCTCAGAAGATCAATGACGACGAGCCGTGGGGCATCATCGAGTGGAACGGCCGCAAGTACAAAGGCAGCCTGACTATGTTGCGGCAGGCAGAGTTATTCCAGACGGTTGCCAACAACCTCATCGATATGGGGTGCACGATCACGGTTGACGGGTCCGGATTGATCCCAGACATGGTGCGCCAGGCGCCTGTGTACATGTCGGAGAAGGAAAAGTACCGCAAGATGTGGGAGTTCGAGGAGTACCGGCAGGTGGCTCCGGGTGAGCATCTTGTTGACCTGTTCATGAAGGTGACAAAGGCTCAGCCTGATGACACCGTCACTGATTTTGGATGCGGCACGGGTCGTGGTGGTGCGAGGCTTCGGGATGCCGGGCTCAATGTGTTGCTGGTGGACTTTGTTGAGAACAGTCGTGACGAGGAGGCTTCGGGCCTTCCGTTTGTGCAAGCAGATCTCTACAAGCCGCTGCCCCCTCGCGTCACCTCGAGGTTTGGTTACTGCACTGACGTGCTGGAGCACATCAGGACAGAAGACCTAGACGCAGTCATCAACAACATCATGATGACGCTGGTGCACGGCTGTTTCTTCCAAGTCTCTCATGTGGAAGACCGGATGGGCGCGCTGATCGGGCAGATACTGCACTTGACGGTGAAGCCGGCTGACTGGTGGCTGGACAAATTCTGTGCGCTTGGGTACTCGCTCAGGCACGTTCGCATTGGCGAGATTTCTTCTACTTTCTTCGTGACGCACTCAACTACTTGAGGTGAAACATGGCTGAACGCATTGCAAGTGATATCGGCGAGCCTGGGGATAGCGCACTCTGGGTGGAGTTCTATGACGCCGCCCTCCCCAACAACTTCAAAAGCGCGATGGAGGGTCGGCCGGTACACGACGACGTCGTGATGGTTCGGATCCGCGTTCCAGGGCGCACTGACATGGAAGTAGTGCGAGCGGTTGTCGAGGAAGACAAGTTCCGCTACGCAATGCAGTGGGCCGTCTACCAGAGCCGCAAGACCGAAGGCGACCAGGGCGGCACGCCCATTTCCGAAATCCCCGGCATCAGCCGCGCATCCGTCGAGAACCTCCGGGCGCTCAAGTTCTACACAGTGGAACAGGTGGCCGTCGCGTCCGACCAGGCGCTGCAGTCCATGCACATGAAGATCGGCATGGACCCGCACGCCTTCCGTGATCGTTGCCAACGGTACCTGACCGCGGCCGAGGAAGGGTCGGTCCTGACGCGCCTCGAGCAGGAACTGTCCGATCGCGACGCACGCATGCTGGCCATGGAGGGCATGATGAAGCAGATGCAGGAGACCATCAAAGCACAGCAGGAGATGATCTCCGTGCAGACTGAACGCGCCGGCGAGCCTTCGGGCAACAAGCCCAAGGCAGCCTGAGTGAGCATGCCGCAATGTCGATGACGCTGCTCCAGCTGGTCCAGGCGGCCGCTGGCGAGATGGGGTTGCCGCAACCGTCGGCTATCTCCGGTAACTCGTCGCAAGACGTGGTGCAGTACGTCGCCTTGATCAACAAACTCGGGCGAGATTTGGCCACCGACTACGTGTGGCAGGCGCTTGATGTCGAGTACCGCTTCACGACGTCGTTCCTGGCAACGACGGGCGACATCACCACAGGCAGCGCGGCCATCACCAATATCCCCAGCACCGCCAGCCTGGACGCGACCTACATGCTGACGGGCACCGGGGTGCCGCAGGACTGCACCATCCAGAGCGTCAACAGTGCCACGCAGGTCACTATGGACCAGCCGATGACGACGACCGCGGTGGGCGCGACCCTGACGTTCTGCAAGACCAAATATGCGTTGCCCGCGCCGTTCCTGAAGCCGGTCAACAACACCCAGTGGGACAAGACTCGGCACTGGGTCATGCTGGGTCCGGCCACGCCCCAGATGTGGCAGTGGCTGAAGTCCGGCTACATCGCGACCGGGCCGCGGATCCACTATCGAATCTTGGGCAACTATTTTCAGATCTGGCCCATGGTGCCAGCCAACGAGTACCTGGGCTTCGAGTACCTGTCGGCCTATTGGGCCTACACTTCCGGCGGTGCTGCGGCGGCCTCGATGTCGATGGACGACGATACCTGCATCTACCGCGACAACCTGATGATCGCGGGCCTGAAGAAGTGCTACTGGGAAGCCAAGGGCTTTGAGAGCAGTGCATACGACCGCGATTACCAGGGCATCCTGAGCAGCATTCTAGCGACGGAAAAAGGCGGCAAGATTTTGCGCATGGGTGGCCGGCCTTCCAACATCCTGATCAACCAGACCAACATCCCTGACAGCGGGTACGGGCTCTGATGGCTACTGCCATGCGTCGATTCGGGAAGCGCGCAGTGGCGCGCACGGCCACGATTGGCTCCCCCACCGGCGGCTGGAACGCGCGGGATGCCCTCTCCAACATGGAGGCCACCGACGCCGTCCAGATGGTGAACTGGTACCCCGGCACGTCGGATTGCATCCTGCGGCGCGGCGCCACGCCGGCTTCCTGGGGCATGGATGATACGGTGGAGACCCTGATGGAGTACGCCTCCCCGACGGCTGGCTCGTCGAAGTTCTTCGCGATTACCGCCAACGGCACCATCTACGACGTCTCGACCGGTTGCAACAACGCGATCTCGGTGCCTGGAACCGGGGCGGTTGCCGCTGCCACCACGGAGTCTGGGTTATCCGACGGCCGTTGGCAATACGTCAACATGCAAACCGCCGCCAGCACAGCCTACCTGCTGGCCGTGAACGGTACCGACAAACTGCAGGGCTTCGACGGCAGCAACTGGTACACCGACGGCGACGGCGCGCACAACATCACGGGCGTGGACACGGCGACGTGCATCCACATCAACGTCCACAAGTTCCGGGTGTGGATGATCAAGAAGAACACCCTGAGCGCCTATTATCTGGGGACGTCGGCTATCCAAGGCGTGGCGACAGAGTTCACGTTGGCTGGTACCGCACGCCGCGGCGGCTATCTGATGGCTATGGGGACGTGGACTCTCGACGCGGGCTACGGGGTGGACGACTACGCTGTGTTCCTGACCAGCGAGGGCGAGGCTATCGTCTACGCCGGCACGAACCCTGCGGTAGCGGCCAACTGGCAACTGGTCGGGGTGTGGCAGATCGGCCCACCTATCGGCCGGCGGTGCTTTG